TCACCGTGGTCGGGCATTTGTACCATTGCGTTCATGTAGAACAAGGGCAGTTCAAAATGCCCAAATACATATTTGCTGGTCAGTGATTTCATGGCCTTCCACTCATCACCTACTAACCACGGTACAAGGGTGACTTCGCCTAGAGTGGTGACAGAGTCTACGACAGTTACGCCGGGAATGTGGCGTCCGAACGCACTGCTATGGATGTCTCGCTTGTCCTTGTAGAACAAATCGTGATTACCTGGAAACCAGTAAAACTGCTCAAAGGCAGCGCCTAGTTTTTCCAAACAGCGTAGACTAGAATCAAGTGTGAACAAGTTTAAGCTGTTCCGATTATGACTCCAGTCTCCGAGGAAGATTGCAGTTTCACAACCTTCCTTCTGAGCTTCTTCAATAAACCAATCTACAAATTCTTCACAATCACGTAGGTGTGTTGCTGAATTGGATTTAAGTCCAAAATGAATGTCAGTAAAGCAGGCTACCTTTTTGAATAAGGGCATTAAAATATTCTCCTAACTACGAGTTTAGCAGGCACAATATTAAAAGTCAAGTCCCACTTTCATCATCTGCGACTTCTTCTTCGCCGGTATCTTCGATGTCCTCTTCACTCTTGGGCATCCGCATGTTTTTGTATATCTCTGCCTGTCGGGCAATGTCTTCGGCGTATAAATGACTGTTTTGACGAGTCATACTTGGTGCTAGTCCTGCTTCTTCTAACAGGTCGTCACGGATGTTTTGACTCTTCTTTTCAATGTTTAGAATTCTGGTAAAGCTGTTTGTTACTGCGGCTGTGTAATAGGCAAATGGGTTATCTGATTTTGATTCATCAAACTGTAGACCAATTTGACTTAATTGCAGGATAGCCTGACCTTTCATTTCATCGATGTAGGTATAGCCACGCCAATTGCTACGTTGTGCATACCGTTCACTGAGTTTGATATACATCTTACCCAAGTTTTCTGTGATGCGTCCATGATCTTTACTGAACTTTCCAGTTTCGATCGGTCCCTTCCAGTGGCTTTTACCCACACACTCTAGTTCGCCTGCATCGTTATATTTCCAATGTTGGAAAGGAGGAAAGTTCACTTTATCGTGTGCATCGGCTGTGGTTTTGGTTGTTTTTTTGCGTCCCGGAGAAAGAGGAATATGATCAAAGGTCATTATACGGATAACAACATCTGTTTTAGCAATGGTTGTATAATCTGGAGTTACATCTAACAATTTAACTTTTTTATCCCCTATTGCACGAGCCTTGTTAAATGCTTCTAAGCCTAGACGTTTAGCTTTGTTGCGTTTAGCATCGGCTACGGTGCGGATATTGATTTTATCTATGTTAGGTAAAATAATGTCGTATTGGCTGTATTCTGGTTTGGCAAAACTACTAAACGAGCATTTACTTTTATGTATTTCTGCTAGCAAATCTCGGTTGTTTAAGTATTTTACTTTTCGGGTTGTTGGTATTAGTGGCGCTGTCGTCATCTTATTATTGATCCTTCTGTTGTAATTTTAACACAGAATTTAAGCCTGTCAACCGAATGATTAACTGAGTACATTATTTATCTGGGTAAATACGCTATGAAGGAACAATTATGGCACTATCAGATGCAATAACCAATTTACCCCAATTTCAGCAATTGAACTCGCTAAAACAGGGAATCGGAAGAATTTTTGGTAAGACGGATTCACCAAATGAAGCAGCCACCTCTGAGGGCTATCGTCGCCTAGTTGATGGCCGTCCAGTTGAATTGCCCCAAGGTGCTCAACAGCTTGAAAATTCACCAGCTGACGTTAAGTTCACTAACATTAGAAATGAGCAGATTAATTTAGACACTCGAGTTAAAATTCGGGTGCCTGGTGATTATCTTCGAGCACTTACCCAAGGCCTTGAAGGCGAAATTAAAAATCTAGGAGGAATTATATTTCCTTATACTCCTCAAATTTCTCTAGAACACAGAGCAGAGTATTCTACATTACAACCAATGCACAGTAACTACACACAGTATTTTTATCAGCGTAGTACAGTTAGTCCTATACAGATTACTGGAAAATTTACAGTACAAAACGAAAAAGATGCTGGCGTTTATATTGCTACAGTACACCTATTAAGAGCATTGACTAAAATGAGATCGGGTGGTGTTGACGGAGATGGTGCACTAAGCGGCAACCCGCCTCCTGTATGCCGATTAGATGCCTATGGTAGTTTTATGTTAGACAATGTTCCTGTGGTAGTAAACAGTTTTAGACAAGAACTTCCAGAAGGAGTAGATTATTATACATTGGGCAAAGCTTCTAGAGTCGCTACCTCCAGGTATGACCTAACTTCAGTTCCTACTTATTCAAGTATTACGGTTAGTTTGCTCCCAATGTATAGCCGTGCAGAAACACAGAAGTTTTATGTCAACGGATGGTTGAAAAATAAAGATGTTAGAAGATCAGGATTCCTATAATGGCCAATTACAACAGAACCAGTCCTTATTTTAAAACCAGTCAAGATAATGGATATCTTGATACTTGGTCTTATGTAGATCTGCCAGTCTTTGTCGACGATATATTATTTGAAGTAACCAGCAACTATGAGCATCGTCCTGATTTGTTGGCCTACGATTTGTATGGTGATGTTAACCTATGGTGGGTGTTTGCTGTTAGAAATAAATCTGTGATCAAAGATCCAGTTTATGATTTAGAAGCTGGAATTCAAATCTATCTGCCAAAAATGTCTACTATCGAAACTGTGTTAGGAGTCTAATATGAGTGATTTAGCTCAGTTAGTAGTTACAAGTAAAAGATCACCCAAATCAAAATCTGTCAAACAAAATGTTTTACACAATTATAGATCTTATACCTATGGCTTTACTCTGAGTTCAATTAAACGCAGTGAAGCAAATAATCCTGCACTCTATAGAAAATCTAATCCTGAATTCATAATTTTAAAATCTGGAGGTAAAGGCCTTAAAGGAATGTCAACAAGTTCCCCAGAGGCAATTGCCGCAGCCCAACAACGATACACTGATTTATACACAACTGATATTGAACCTACCACTGAAGCAGTTTCGGCTGCAAAATCTTCTTTTAATTCATTGGGTGCATCGACTGGCTTTAATCAATATAGCCCTGGTAGATTTGACATGTATATGGATGCTTTGGAAATTACATCATTTCTAGGATTCAGTCAAGAATCTAGCACATCCTTGCCCAATCAAATTAGGTTCGAAGTAATTGAGCCTTTCAGTGTAAACGGATTTATTGAAGCATTGAATGTAGCGTCAGTATCTGCAGGTTACCCTAATCATACTCAGGGTCGATATCTTTTAGCTGTAGAATTTAAAGGATATCTCGATAATGATCAAACTAGTTTTCCTGAACCGAGAACAATTGAAGGAACTACACGATATATTCCTTTTCAAATTAATACAATAGATGTAGACGTTTCTGAACGTGGTACTAGATACAGTGTAACAGGCACGCCACTCAACGAAACAGGATTTGGAGTTTCTAATCAACTCAAGCAACCGGTGAATATCACCGGTGGCACAGTTAAAGAAATATTAGAAGATCTAATGGTAAATCTCAATGAACAGATAACGACCAATGAATCGGCTATTAAAGCAGGTGTAAAAGTTTTTGATGAATATGAAATTGTTTTTCCTGAACTTGATCCTGACAAAGGATGGGTAGTCGATAAAAACAACCCTAATGTATTGGGCGCAGCCAAAGTATCGGAAATATTAAAAGATAAAAATAATTACAAATTTCCTGATCCTGCTGATCCAAATACTCCCGCTACCGGTTATAACGAGCAGGGTAAAAAACAACCTACAGCCGATCAAAAAGAAGCCCAACCGGAGTATTTAAAATTAACCCCTGGAACAGGAAATTCAAAACAAACAATTCAGTTTAAAGAGTCTGCACAAATACACGCTCTTATTGCCGCAGTTATTAGAGACAGTGAATTTGGTCGAGACCTATTGAAAAATTTATCTAACAAAGTTCCTGGAGTTATGAACAGATTTGGACTGGTAAATTATTTCTTATGTAGAATTGAAACAGAAATTAAAGATCAATGGGACCCTGTTGCTGGTAGGTACCCTGTAAAATATAGATACGTAATTACTCCTTGGAAAGTACATTTTACATCTATTCCTAATTTTAAATCAAAAGAAACCAATCTTTCAAATTTATTAAGACTTACTCATAGAGACTACAAATATCTATATTCTGGACAAAATTCAGACATATTAACTTTCAATCTTCAGTACAATAACCTTTACTATGAGTCTCTTCCTCCTGCAGGCGGAACAAGTAATCAAGTATCAGCACAATCCGGCGCAGCCAAAGAAGGAAAAACACAAGAAAAATTTAAAGGAGATATACTCTCTGAGTTATATCAACCCAATCCAATTGCTGTAAGGTTATCCGATACATCCATACACGGTCAACAGCCCGCCGGCGGCAGTGGCGGCCAAATGTTAGACGATCAGTATTTTGTATTAGCAAGGAATATGCACAATGCTATTGTTAATTCTGCCAAAGCTCTAACAACCTGCGACGTAGAAATTGTAGGTGATCCTTTATACTTAGGAACAGCTGGTATGGGTAATTATAATCCTAAACTAGCTTCGAAGGACAACGGTGAAACTTCTGATGCTGAAATTAATCCATTATATGGTGAACAGTTTATTAGTATTACATTTAGAAACCCTGTAGATATCCTGCCTTTAGAAAAAGGTGGATCGTTAGAATTTTCAAAATATAAAGTGCCCTTCAGTGGCATCTATAGAATGTTTAAATGTGTCAGCACTTTTAGAGAAGGTGCCTTTAAACAAAAATTACAATTAGCTAGGGTTCCTGGAAAATTAGAAACAGAAGACACTGAAACATCTAGTATTCTTGATATTGTATCTAACAGAGAGATAACAACTAAACCGGGCAGCGAAACAACTCCTGATACTTCTCCTGCTGATGCACCTAGCTCAAGAGCAAATGAAGCAACATTACCTAGTTGGTTATCTCGAGGATTACCTTCTCTAGGAAACTTTGCCGCTGTTGCAGGAGGTGGACTTACTGCACTGGCTTTATTAAAACAGGTCAGTGGTGGAGTGTCGAACGGTATTGGAAAAATAACCAGTGCAGCCAGTGTGTTTGGGGGTTCTATACCTGGTGGTACTGATCAATCAGCCGGTGGTATACGATTACAGACTGCAGGGATTATTCCCACTAATTTAGGAACATCTGGGCAGATCAATCAATTAGGTGATGCTACTAATCTCAATAATGGATCTTCTGCGGTAGCATCTTCAATACAATCTAAGGCTGCGGCAGTAACTGATCAAGTTGCAGTAGCTGGTTCAGGAATTGGTGAAGGATCTAGTCTAACAGGACCTAGATCTTTGTTCACACAATCTAGTCCTTTAACTCAAGCAGCCTCTGCCAGTGAAACAAATAATTTGTTAGCAGCCGCAGGATCTACAGTAGGTTCAGCTAATCTAGTTAATTCTATTGCGGCACAAACCAGTAGAATTACCAGAGGTTTGCCCAGCGATACACAAGCATTGGCTAATAGGCTGGGAATTAATCCTAGTCAACTATCTGGCCTGTCTTCTAATAAAGTCAGTAACCTTTTAAATCAAGTAGACAGTGCAACCAAACTTATTCCGCAAAATGTTAATTTGTCATCGGCTATGAATCGAGGTTTAAATTTAGATATTCCTTCAGCTAGATTGGCAAACTTGCCGGCAACGGCTCCTAACGTTACTGCACCTTTGCCTCAGGTTAATAAAACAGACATGGCAGATTTAGTTAAGAGTGGTGGCCCACTGGCCCTTGCAATGGCTTTTGGAGTTAATAGTTTAGATAAACTTCCTGGTTCAGCGGTGCCTGCAAATCTTAAAGCAGATATACTATCATCCGCTAATAAATTAACTAACCCTCTAAGTTCTTTACCTATCAAGAGTTTATCCGATGCCGCAGCTCAAGGCGGTAAGTTATTAGCCAACAGTCAACAATATCAAAATATAACAGGTCTTAAAACTTCAGTTGAAGCAAATCTTTCTGGAGTACAAAACATTGTAGGACAAACAGTGGCCACAGGAGCTAATCTTGCAAGTTCAGCACCGTTGAAGTTAGGGTCTAAATCTTCGGAAAACCCATTATTAAAATATACAACATAAACTATGTCAGGCATACAAAAAAGAGTTTTAGGTAATTTAGGAAAATCAGGACCATTCTTAGCAGTGGTTACAAACCATCTTGATCCTACATATATGGGAGGATTAGAAGTAGTATTAAAACAAGGTATTACTGGATCTACAGTATTACAAGGTGCCGCCTTACCTGTGAGATATCTAAGTCCTTTCTACGGTGTAACTTCAATTAAATTTGAAGGAAACAATTCCAGCGACTTCAATGACGTACAAAAAAGCTATGGTATGTGGATGGTACCACCAGACTACGGTTCTACTGTGATGGTCATATTTGTTGACGGAGATCCTAATCAAGGTTATTGGATCGGTTGCGTTCAAGATGAATTCCAAAATCATATGGTACCGGGGATAGCAGCCACTAAAAATGCTTCTATCACTCCTGAACAAAAAAGAAAATACGGAACTACAATGCTGCCTGTGGCAGAATTTAACAAATCTACTGAGAAGTTAGAAATACCTAACCCTAATAGAATATCTAAGCCTGTGCATCCTTTTGCTGAAAGATTGCTGGCACAGGGTCTTATTGCAGACACTATTAGAGGTGTAACAACCAGTGGTGCAAGACGTGAGACGCCTAGCCAAGTATTTGGTATTAGTACTCCGGGACCTAAAGATACCAGCGATGGAGCCAAACACGGCACCATCGGCACAAAAAATGGGGGAATTAGAGCACCGGTGAGTCGCCTTGGTGGAACCACATTTGTCATGGATGATGGCGACTCTAACGGTCAAAGCGAGCTGGTAAGAATTAGAACTAGAACAGGTCATCAGATACTGTTACACAACAGTCACGATTTAATTTACATTGCCAACGGTCAAGGAACTGCTTGGATCGAATTAACCGGCAACGGAAAGATTGATATCTATGCTGAAGACAGTGTAAGCATACACAGCAAGGTAGATTTTAATTTTAGAGCAGATCGCGACGTAAACATCGAAGCCGGCCGCAGTGTAAACATCAACAGTTTTGGCTCCGTAGATATTAATTGTGTTGAAGATTTTACTCTCATCTGTGATAAAGATGGAAAAATAGATTTTAGAAATAACGGTAACATCATAGGTAGATCAGAACTTAGACTTCAGGCAGACGGTAATCTACATTTAAATGCCAAGAGTGAAATGCATCAAACAGCAGCCGCAGATCTGCACATTAATTCCGGTGCAAACTCTTATCAGACCAGTGTAGGAAATATGGATTTAAAATCTGATGGAAAAATCAAACAGTCTTCTGGTGGTGACTTCCATGTTAACGCAGGTGGTATCTATTATGAAACTGCTTCAAGGATTCATATGAATGGTCCTACTGCTGACAAAGCTGTTGCTGCCACAGCAGCCGATGCCGCTGAAGAAGGCACTAGACTTAATACATATACTCTACCAAACAGAGAATCTTCTGCAGGATGGAGTGACGGTAAGTTTTATAAAGCAGATGACATAGTAAGTACCATGCGTCGTGTACCCACACATGAGCCTTGGGATCATCATGAAAATGTTGCACCAAATGCATTTTCAGAAGTAAATTTAGATAATTCTACTCCTCAAACAATATCAGTGACCTATAAAAATCCTCCAGCAACCAAAGGAACTGCACCTGATCCAACAGGCAATGTAGAGCAAGATAACATTGCCGCATTCCTGTGGATGATTCGAGTCTGTGAAGGTACGTATACATCAGATGGTTTCAAGACCATGTACACAGGTAAACTGTTTAGTAGCTATGCTGAACATCCCAACATAGCTAATACTGCTAAGATTAACGGTAAGCCAGTGACATCAACTGCGGCAGGAGCCTATCAGTTCTTATATTCTACATGGAATGAGTGCAAACGTGCATTGGCTCTAACAGACTTTAGTCCTCCTAATCAAGACAAAGCAGCCATATACTTGATTCAAAGGAGAGGCGCATTAACTGATGTTAAAGCTGGAAACTTTACAAAAGCAGTTGAAAAATGTAAAAATGTTTGGGCCAGTCTTCCAGGCAGTCCTTATGGACAGAATCCAAAACGATATGCTGAAGCTGTCAGTTATTACAAACAAGCCGGCGGAACTTTCGTAGCATAACACAGCAATAAATATTACACTATGCCATACAAAAATATTGAAATCGGTGAAAAGCAGGTAGTACAACAATCTGCACTAAAACAAAGTCAGTTCTATAAAGGGTTCAGCACAGTTGATCCTACAAGATCTGAAAACACTCTTTTTGATTTTGATATTATCAAACAAGATATTTTAAATCATTTTAACACACGCAAAGGCGAGCGTGTTATGAATCCCGGTTTCGGCAGTGTTATATGGTCATTGTTAATGGAACCATTGACTGAAGAAATTAGAACTATTCTTAAAGAAGACATTGAAGCTATTTGTAATTTTGATCCTAGAGTAGTTCCTACACAACTTGATGTTGTGGAATATGATTCAGGATTTCTAATTGAGATAACTTTACAATTAGTCGGAACTAACCAATCGTCTAATATGCGACTAACATTTGACCAAAAAGTTGGGTTGACCGTGCAATAATATGCTAGGATAATCTTTCAAATAAATAGGGTAAGACGACCAAAATTATGATTCCATCAACCAACAGTAAACTATTAGTAGCAGAGGATTGGAAGAAAATCTACCAAAGCTACCGCAATGCCGATTTCAAAAGCTACGACTTTGAAACGATCCGTCGTGTAATGATTCAATACCTTCAGGAAAATTATCCTGAAGACTTCAATGATTTTATTGAGAGCAGTGAGTATATTGCTCTTATTGACTTAATTGCTTATCTGGGACAAAATCTAAGTTTCCGAATTGATTTAAATGCTCGTGAAAATTTCTTAGAAACAGCACAGCGCCGTGACAGTATTCTACGTTTGGCACAGTTGGTCAGTTATAGCCCTACTCGTAATGTTCCTGCCAGCGGTTTTTTAAAAATTACAGCAGTTTCAACAACTGATGCTGTCTATGATTCTAACGGAACAAATCTGGCAAATACTGTGGTTGCTTGGAACGACAGCACAAACAGTAATTGGTATCAGCAGTTTGTATCTATAATGAATTCTACCATGTCTGGTGCTTATGTTTTTGGAAAACCTTATGGTCGAGACACTATAGATGGAATTTTAACTGAGCAATATAGAATCAACAGCGCCAACTCCGACGTACCCATTTATAGCTTTTTGAAAAATATTGGCGGAACAGGCATGCCTTTTGAAGTTACAAGCTGTAGCTTCTTTGGTAAAACTTCGATTTATGAAGAAGCTCCTAAACCTGGAAATTCTTTTAGTTATGTTTATAAAAACGACAATCAGGGTTCGGGAAGTAGCAACACAGGATTTTTCTTCCACTTTAGACAAGGTGCACTAGGATTATCGAGTTTCTCAATTGATAATCCTGTTCCTAACGAGATTGTTGGCATCAACACAGCCAACATCAACGACAGCGATGTATGGTTATGGCAGTTAGATAACAACGGTAATTATTCTACATTGTGGACCAAAGTTCCTAGTGTTACTGGAAACAACATCATTTATAATAGTCTTAACAAAGATGAAAGAAATATCTATAGTGTTAGTTCTAGAAACTTAGATCAAATTGATTTAAATTTTGCAGACGGCAGCTTCGGCAATTTGCCTAAAGGTCAATTCAGATTAATTTATAGACAAAGTAATGGATTATTTTATACTATCAAGCCTCAGCAAATGGGCAGTATAGCCATTGAAATTCCTTACTACAATAAAATAGGTCAACAACACGTTTTAAATGTAACTCTAAGTTTGCAGTATACAGTTAGCAACAGTGCTGGCGCAGAATCTAATGCTGATATTCAAAGCAAAGCACCACAGGCCTATTACACACAAAATAGAATGGTAACTGCTGAAGATTATAATATTGCTCCTTTGACATTGAGCAATAACATTCTCAAAGTTAAATCAGTTAACAGAATTACCAGCGGCCTTAGCAAATACTTTGATCTAAGCGATGTCAGCGGCAAGTACAGTAAAACAAATATTTTTGCCAATGACGGAATCATTTATCAAGACAACAAAGAAGAAGTTTTTGAATTTAGTTTCCAAAATAGAAACGAGATTTTCAGTGTTCTCAAAGATACCATAGAGCCTATCGTGGCTAGCTCGTCTATGAGGTCATTCTATCTTGATCAGTATGAGCGTCCTACTCTTGATTATTTGAGCCTATCTTGGGTACAGGCCAGTAAAAATTCTACAAATAGCAGAGGTTATTTTTACAGTACTTCTACGCAGTCGCCTGTGCAAGTAGGCGCATTTACAGGCAACAATTTAAAATATTTGAATGCTGGCTCGTTGATAAAATTTACAACAACATCGGGTTATTTTTCATCAAAAGGCACAATAGTATCTAACCAGAGTCAAACTTCTAAAACCTATATTTGGTCTAAAGTATCACAGGTAGTTGGTGATGGATCCAACAGCGGCAAGGGCTTATTAGATGATGGTACTGGTCCTATAGTGTTAGCTGACATTGTACCATCTGATGCAGTACCTATTGAAATTATTCCTAAATTTGTAAACATATTTTCTTATGCATTAGAAAGTGAAATTGCAGACCTGTGTCTTGCACAAAGAAATTTTGGTCTTGCTTTTGATGCAGATTCTCGTTCTTGGACTATTATTGCTGATACAAATTTAAATCTTATCAACAATTTTAGTTTAGAGTATCAAGGGGATGTTTCCAACACTGGCCGCGATGCAAGCTGGTTGCTGGCATTTGTGTGGTCTGGTATTAACTATAAAGTTAGATATCGCTTAACTGATTACATTTTTGAAAGTGAACAAGAAACTGCGTTTTATGCCGAAAAGAATAATATCAATTTTGATTATGTAAACAATACAGTGATCAAAGATCAAATTGATGTATTGTCAATTAATACAGCTTTTAATCCTTTAGGCGCTGTAAACACTTCTACATACGGAAGTCTAGGCGTTGATTACAAATGGCAAATTGATGATGCAGTCATTGAAGAAGATGGCTACGTAGAACCTAAAAAAGTTAAAATTAGTTTTTATGATTTTAACAGCGGCGGCAAAATATCTAACCCAGATGCGTTTAATAATGTTGTAGAACCAGTATCTACCAGTACCTATACTGGGTATAGAGACAAGTTTGTTTACTTTAAAAAGATGTCAGACGGTCTCCGCTATCAATTAACTGCAACAAATATTTTAGCTTATCCTTCTGAATCAGAAGTTAATATTACTCCTGCCGACGGTGAATTATTTTATTTCTACAATCAAGATACAAATGCCGTAAAAAGTTATTCAACTGCTACCTTAGCAGCCGGTAAAACTCCTTGGATTTATGAACCTGACTATTTTGCCTATCCTGGTCGCAGTGGATTAAAATTCCACTATGTACATAACAGTGGAGAAGATCGTAGAATAGATCCTAGCAAGAGCAATATTGTTGACATCTATATGTTAACCGCAGATTATGATAGTCAATATAGAAGTTGGCTCACAGCTGGCACAGGTATAGAGCCTTTGTCACCCACTAGTCAAAGTTTAGAAAACAGTTATTCCAGTGATTTAGAATCGATGAAAACTATCAGCGATGAAATTATTTTCCAACCTGTTAAGTATAAAGTTCTTTTTGGCAGCAAAGCAAACATTAATTTACAAGCTACATTTAAGGCAGTAAGAAATTCAACAATTCCTACCAGTGATAATGATTTAAAAACTAAAATCTTAGATGCTATTAATAATTTCTTTGCCCTAGAAAACTGGGATTTTGGACAAACATTTAATTTCAGTGAACTATCTACGTATGTTATGAATTCACTGACTCCTTATATCACTAACTTTGTAATTGTACCTAAAGTTAATAATTTTGGTAGTTTATACGAAGTAACCTGTTTAACCAATGAAATTTTTATCAGCGGCGCCACAGTTTCAGACATTGAAATCATTGACGCATTAACTGCGTCTCAGATCAATACAACAAACATTATTACAAGTACCGGAAGTTAAGATGGCAAAAAATATTAAGTCTGTAAAATTATTGCCCGAAATTTTACGCACAGAAAAAAATCAAAAGTTTCTGTCTAGCACTATTGACCAGTTATTACAACCAGCTCAATTAGAACGTGTTGACGGTTATATTGGTTCTAAACTTACTCCGACTTATAATAATACCAGTGATGTTTATATTCCTGAATCTTTAAACCTGCGCCGAGATTACAATTTAGAACCTGCATTGGTTGTTTATAATACAGGCACCGAAGTTCAAAAAGTTGTTGCATTTGATGATCTAACAAATCAAATCGCTCTTCAAGGTGGTATCGTTGATAACCTTGATAGATTATATCGTTCGGAACATTATTCATTTGATCCACAGATTGACATAGATAAGTTTGTTAACTATCAACAATATTATTGGCTGGTTAACGGCCCCGATACAATTTCTGTAACAGGTGCTCCTAAAAACAGTACCAGTACATATCAGGTAACCGACAATGAAATTAATACGGCATTTGTTTTCTCTCCAGACGGATTAACCAGCAATCCCTTGGTTACATTGTACAGAGGCAACACTTATTATTTCCAAATTAATTCAATTAACAATTTATACATTAAAACAGCTCCGAGTCTAGCGTCGGCTGATTTATATCCTGCTACCAATAACGGTACATCTACAGGAACAATTAAAATTGTAGTTGATGCAAATACTCCTGCAACTTTATATTATGCATCGGATGATCCTGCATTTTATGGTAAGTTAGTAGTCAAAGCCGCAGATGAAAATACAACCATCGATATTGAAAAAGACGTTATTGGTAAAAAGAATTATACTTCAGGTAATGGTGTAAAGTTTTCTAATGGAATGAAAATTAGATTCCTAGGAACAGTATTGCCTGCAGAATATCAAGGCAAAGAATTTTTTGTTGAAGGTGTTGGACAGTCTATCCAGCTAATTGATTTTGAATTACTAACAGGTCAAACAAATATAGCTACACAGTTTAATGAAAACTTTGATGCTAATGATTTCGACGATTATCCGTTTGACAACTTTAAAAAATTACCTATCAATCCAGAATACATTACCATTAATAGAGGCAGTCGAGATCTTAATCCCTGGACTCGATACAATAGATGGGTACATTCTGATATAATTTTTGCATCTGCTGTGGCCAACGGCAATGAAGCAGTCTATCCTGCAAATAAAAGAGCACAAAGACCTATTATAGAATTTAATGCTAATCTCCATCTATACAATTTTGGTAATGTAGCGGCACCTAACGTTGATTTGATAGACACAGATACCACCGATGCGTTTAGCATTGTAGAAGGGTCTGGCGGATATTGGGTTGACGGAATAAAACTACAACAAGGTCAGCGTGTGATTTTTAATGCTGATTTTGACCCTTCGGTTCGCGGTAAAATTTATGAAGTTAATTTTCTTATCATAAATGAAAAACGTCGAGTTCAGTTATTAGCTGTGGATACAGAATTTCCAGCTAAAAAATCATCTATAAGTGTTAACCTAGGTGATACTTATTCTGGAACTAGCTGGTGGTTTAATGGCAGCGAATGGATATATGCACAACAACATACAACATTAAATCAACCTCCCTTATTTGATTTATTTGATAATGCCGGAGACAGTTACAGTGATAGAGATTATCACCTGACCAGTTTTGCTGGAAATCAAATATTTGGATATGAAGTAGGTACAGGCAAGCCGGACAGTGTTCTAGGATTTCCTTTAAAGTATAAAAATAGTGTAGGAGTAGGCAGCTACCTATTCAAGAATTATTTTGCCACAGAAGAATTTATTCATGTAAACAGCAATGATACAACTGCTCAGTCGATTACTATTCCCACATCTGCATCATATCTAAAATATTCTGAAAGTACCGGCGATAGATTTGTCAATATTTGGACTGTTTCTCAACAATATAAAATACCAGTTCTGCAATTTCAATCGACCACTGTTGCAACATCTGAAATAGAAATTAACTCTATTAATGGTCCTAAAAAATCTAACGTATCTTTAGATATCTATGTCGATGATGTAAAATTACTTCAAGATGATTTTTCATTGACAGAGAAAAATGGAAAATTGTTTGTCAGCTTTGTCAACGAAGTTGCAGTTAACAGCGATGTGTTGTTCAAACTCTATACCGATAAACCTGCTAACAGTAACGGATATTATGAAGTTCCCTTAGGCTTAACAAATAATCCTTTGAACGGAAATATTGCCAGTTTGACATTAAGTGAAGTCAGTGATCACTTAAACACAATGATCAATCGAGATTCAGATTGGGCAGGAGTGTTTCCAGGTGCAAGTAATGTAAGAGATTTGCCCGCAATAGACTCTTATGGAACTAGATTAATTGCCAATGCTAATCCTATAGCATTTGCTTCTATGTTTATTGGCAATGTAGAACATAATGCAATCGCAGCTATACAACAAGCATCTGACGATTATAATCAATTTAAATTTGCGTTCTTGAGAAAGGCATCTGAATATTCAAATGCCACAGATTTTATTACAGCAGTTGATGTAATTCTCAAAGAAATAAACAACGATAAAAATCTAACTTCACCATATTTTTACAGTGACATGGTTGCCTACGGACAAAATAAAAATGTCCGAACTTGGACCGTTACAGATAGTCGTAATATCATATATCCTATAACATCAGATTATAATTTGAATAATCTAAGTTTGAGGTCTGTGTTAGTTTATATCAACGGTGTTCAAGCATTGTACAATCTTGATTACATATTTTTAGAAACTGATAGTTCTGTAGAATTTTTAGTACCGTTAGTAAAAGGTGATGTGATCACTGTTGTTGATTATGAAACCACTGAAGGTTGTTATGTTCCGTCAACTCCTAGCAAGCTGGGTCTATATCCAAAATTTAGACCAACATTATATGTTGACGACACGTTTGTATCTGGACCTCAATCAGTAATACAATGTCACGATGGTAGTATAATGTTAGCCTATGGCGACTACAGAGATAACATTGTATTAGAACTTGAAAAAAGAATTTATAATAATATCAAAGTTGAATACAAAAATAACTTATTTGACTATCATTCTGTAATTCCAGGTGCTTTTAGAAAAACTGGTTATTCTGCTACAGAAATAAATCAGATCCTTGAAATCGATTTCATTAAATGGGCGGGAATTTTTGGCATTGATTATCAAACAAATGATTCTTTTGACAGTGAAGATCCTTTCACATGGAACTATGCAGGTACTTATAGCAACCTAACTACTCAAACATTATTCGGTAGTTGGAGAGCCATCTACAAGTATTTTTACGATTCCGAAGCACCGCATTTGAAGCCTTGGGAAATGTTAGGCTTTTCAGATAAGCCAACGTGGTGGGAAGATGAGTACGGTCCAGCTCCTTATACCAGCGGCAATGAGATTTTATGGGATGACATTGAAGCAGGGGTAATACGTCAAGGTAACCGCCAAGGAATAAATCCTTTATATGCTCGTCCAGGTTTGAGCACTTGCCTTCCTGTAGACAATCAAGGTAATCTGGTTGATCCTACTCGATTTATTATTTCAAATTCTGGCAATGCAGATCAAAGACAAAGTTGGACTTTTGGAGATGTAGGACCAGTTGAAGCAAGCTGGCGCCGTAGTAGCTACTGGCCGTTTGTTGTTCAACGTCTTCTAGCATTGACTAGACCTGCTGAGTACTGTTCTCTAATGTTTGACACCAGCAGAATAACAAAAAATATTGCAGGTCAATGGAGTTATGGTGATTTAAATGAATTTTTAAATCCTCAAAATTTAGAAATACATTCAGACAATGGAATCTTAGCCGCAGGCTATGGTGTCTATGTAGTCGAGTCTGGAGTACAAAAAAATAGAAATTATGTCAGTAAGTTAAAGAATGATCTTGCTTATCTAAATTTTAATTTGTTCCATAAAGTTGGTGGATTTATCAGCAAAGATAAACTGAGAGTTGTTATTGACGCAATTTCTCCGCAGTCCACTGATCCTGGTAGTTTATTGCCTCCTGAAAATTACAATTTAATTTTGAACTCTAGCAATCCTAATGGATCTATTTCTATATCTGGTATTGTTATTCAAAAGTTAAGCGGTAAATTTTCAGTTAAGGGATATAATAGATACAGTCCTTATTTCCAAATCAGTGGAATTTCTAGAAATGAAAATACTCCAACGATTACTGTAGGAGGAATCAGTGAGCCTTATGTTACATGGAATTATTCTGCAACAAATGGTGCTACTGGTTTATCAGCGATTGATCAAGTCAGTGCTAGTTCTGCTCCAACTGGAAATTATTATCAACAAGGTCAGATAGTCAAGTATGGTAATAATTTTTATAGAGTAGCAGTAAGTCATAGATCTGAAGCAACATTTAATCCTGCATATTACTCACAGTTACCTTATCTGCCTACTGTAGGCGGCGCCGTGGTACAAAGTGTTGGTAGATTTACCAACGATGTTATCAATGTTCCTTACGGATCATTCTTCAACTCAATTCAAGAAGTCTATGATTTTATTGTTGGGTATGGAAATTATCTAACTGTTCAAGGATTTGTGTTTGATGGATTTAATGCCGAACTCAACTCTGTAATAGATTGGGACTTTACAGCCAAAGAATTTTTATATTGGACAACTCAAAATTGGTCAGACGGTAGTATTATTACTCTGAGCCCTTTTGCAGAAAGTATTAAATTTATTTCTTCTACCTCTGTTGTAGACAACATGTTCAATAATTATTATGAATATAATTTGTTGAAAGCAGACGGTACTCCACTAGCAAAACAAAACATCAGTGTTAATCGTCAAGAAACAGAATGTATTATTTCTGCGGTAAACACAACTGATGGCATTTATTATGCTAACATAAGAACTGTGCAAAAAGAGCACGGCATGGTGTTTGATAATAAGACAATCTTCAATGACGTTATTTTTGACATTGAAACAGGTTATCGTCAGAGACGAATGAGATTAGTTGGATTTAAAACAGCCAATTGGAATGGTGATTATTTTAGTCCAGGTTTTGTATATGACTCCGCCAAGGTTCAAACTTGGACAAAATTTGTTGATTACAAATACGGAGATGTGGTAAGGGTTACTGGAAACTACTATTCAGCTAAATTTGGTATTCCTGGCAAAAAAGATTTTAATGTATCCGATGGATGGGTAATCCTTGACGGAAAACCTACATCTGAACTTATCCCTAATTTTGATTATAAGATCAATCAGTTTGAAGATTTCTATAGTTTAGACATTGACAACTTTGACAGTGCCCAACAAAAGATGGCACAACACTTAATCGGTTATACTCCTCGTGTATATCTAAACAATATTATCATTGACCCGATTAGTCAATATAAATTCTACCAAGGCTTTATCAAAGACAAAGGTACAAAGAACGCTGTAGATAAAATTGCCAAGGCAACTTTACAAAATAAACAAGGCCAAATTGGATTCACTGAAGAGTGGGCATTTAGAACTGGATTCTATGGCTCATACCAGACATACAAAGAATTAGAGTTTCCTCTAGTCGAAGGCACATTTATTGAGAATCCACAGACAATTAGAATTGTTGATACTAAACCTGTGATTAGCAATGATTTAATTTGCTATACTACGTCTTCTGCAATTGTAATCAAACCTCAAGATTATTCTGCTAGTTCTAGTTTTATTACCAAAGACGAAACATTTGCCGATGTTGAATATGAATTAAACACAGCAGGATATGTTCGCTTAGATGATGTTGATGTTACAGCCTACAATGAATTCAGTATTTTAGATATTGCCAACAACAGATCAATCAATGAAGGTGAAACATTCTGGATTGGATTTAAATCCGCAACAGATTGGGATGTAGTGAGATATGAACGTGCCTATGCTCGAGTCATGGGAGTATATATCAATGATCCGGGTGTGGACATGGTAATTACTACGGATTTGCCTCACAATCTAAACAAGGATCAGTTAGTAAGCATCATTCAATTCAGCGATCAAATCGATGGAATATATCGAGTCAAAGAAATAATTGACTATAATAAGTTCAGTGTTTCTACCGAGGCTACTTTCATTCAAGATACAGGATTGGTAAATCCAGGATTATTATTTAAATTTAACAGCAAGCGGTTTGCTAAATTTGATGATATCCCGTCTGATTCTGCGTTATTAAAAATGCCCTATGGCAGCAAATTATGGGTAGATGATAACGGCACAGGTAAATGGACTGTCTATCAAAAGACTGCAAATTATAATTCTCGTAAATTAAGTAGCAGTCAATCACCTAGCAATCAAAATTTAGGTTGGAGCATATCTAAACTAAATGACAGCAACATTGCCATGGTGGGAGCTACAACCTACAGTAGAGATTCAGATCTCGGTCGTGTGTTTGCATATTCAGTAAACGGCACCGAAATAACACCTATATTCAATTATGGTGTAAACACCAACGATAAAACTTATTACACTGGCAACGGTGCTACAGAGTTAGGATTCAGTGTTGTCTATGACGATTATGAATTTAACAGCACTGGCTACGGATTGTTTATCAGCGGAGCACCTGCTGTTAGCAATACCAAAGGTAGAACTTTATCAGGTTCTGGTGGTGTAAGATATTCAACAGGTACAGAAGCAGCTAGTACATTAACTCAAGCAGGTCTAGTTAAAATTAGTAGCATTGATACTTTATTACAAACAGAAGTAACTGAGTTACTTTTATTAGATCCTACTCCTGCAAATTATAACCGTTTTGGATCTACATTGTACGTAGAAAAAAATCAAGGTGTTAAGACATTATTAATCAGTGCTCCTGGAACATCAAATACTGGAACCGGACATGTCTATGCTTATAGATTGTCTAGCACCAGCACTTCTACAAATATCTCAGCCCATCCAACCGGCATAGAAATTAATTCTCCAGTGACATTAAATGTTGGTAGCTTATGGGGACAAAGTATCAGTGGTTCTTATGATGCTAATACCATTGCTATAGGAGCACCAGGATGGCATACTGGTACAGGATTTGTTTCAGTATTTTTAAATGAAAATTTTGTAACGCCATCGCAGGTCATTTATTCTCCGTTTGATAAAACTGGACAATTTGGACACACTGTAAAAGTGTCCCCTTATGGTGACAAGTTATTTGTTTCTGCTCCATATGCTAAGTCTGAAGATTTGGCCTACGGTAAGGTAGCAATATATAACAAACAAAGCGGACAATTTGTATTAACGCAGATTATTTCTAACCCAGTTCCAGGACCTGGTTTGAATTTCGGTCTTGCTGTTGATGTGACTACAGCTACTGATACATTGGTTATCAGTGCTGTTGGTTTAGATAATACTATTCCTATCACCTTTGATGGTGATGCTACAACTTTTGACGCTAGGGCAACTACTTTCCATAGCACATTAGAAAATACTGGTCGTGTTTATCTATACTCTCGTAAAGATCAGAAATTTGTTCTAGGTGATAAACTTTCTCCTGATTCTAATATTTCTGGAGTAGAGTATGGTAGAACTGTGGTAGCCAACGATGATGCAATTTATGTTGGTGCCAGTGCGTTCAGCAATGTTTCAACAGCCAGTGCATGGTACCAGTTCAGCGAAATTGATCCTAACGTAGAAGTCTGGGATAATTTTAGATATCAAGACAACAGTGTTGATATTGATCAATTCCAAAAGATTTCTTTATATGATTCATTCAATGATAAAGTGCTTGACTATCTTGATGTAATTGATCCATTAAAAGGTAAAATTGCCGGTCTTGCTGAACAGGAAATTACTTATAAATCTAATTTTGACCCTGCGGTATACTCTGTCGGCAACAACAATACCACAGTTGACACTGATACTAGTTGGATTGAAGAACACGTAGGCGAACTATGGTGGGACCTAAGTGCAGTTAAATTCTTGTGGTATGAACAAGGCGATTTAATTTATAGAAAAAATAATTGGGGCAAGATATTCCCAGGTGCAACCATTGACATCTACGAATGGGTTAAGAGCGAATACTTACCTAGTGAGTGGAGTGTACTAGCTGATACACCTGCCGGATTAACTGAAGGAATCAGTGGCCAGCCTAAGTATGTAGACAACAGTGTAGTTTCTGTAAAACAGACATTTGATAGTTCTACTAGATCCTATAGAAATTTCTACTATTACTGGGTTAAAAACAGTGTTCTAATTCCTAATGTCGCCAATAGACGCATTAGTTCTTATCAAGTTGCCAGCCTAATTGCAGATCCGACTAGTTATGGATACAAGTACGCTGCCTTCTTAGACAGCGATGCACTATCATTGTCTAACGTAGGAAATACGTTGATAGGTAGCCGTATTAATATTAATATTGCCACAGACATTGTTAACAATAAGATTCCTCGTCATACTGAATGGATCTTGATACAAGAAGGTGACGCTGACAGTAGACCTACTACACTGTTAGAGAAAAAATTATTTGACAGTCTTCTTGGCAGAGATAGTTTAGGTAATCTAGTTCCTGATCCTTCTTTGTCTGATAGAGTAAAATATGGTCTAGGCATTAGACCTCAACAGACTCTGTTTAAAAATAGATCAGAAGCTCTGCGTAATTTAATTGAATTTACCAACAGCAAGTTGATCAAAGAACAGTTGACTGGTAATTATAATCTTGAAAATTTCTTGGCTCAAGAATCATATCCAGATAAAGCACTAAACGAGTGGGACGAATTAATTGAAGACAATGAAGGTCTACTGTTAATAGATACTACTCTTTTAGAGCAAGCTGAATTGACTTGTACAGTTAGCAATGGTAAAATTAGAGGAGTTACTATAGTCAAAACTGGTAACGCCTACAAGGTAGCACCTACAGTAAAAATTGTTGGTTCAAATCAGACAGCTGTAATTTCTACAGAGATTGATGCTTTTGGTAAAGTTATAAAAGCCAATATTGTCGATGCCGGAGAAGGTTACAGCGACAGTGCTCCACCTGAGTTGACTGTACGCCCTTATACTGTTATTGTTCTAGCTGATAATTTGTATAATGGCAAGTGGACTGTATTTTCATGGAATGTTGATACTGCTGCTTGGGACAGAGTTAGAACACAAAAATACAATGTTCCTCTATACTGGCGCTATATAGATTGGACCAGCGATGATTATAATAAATTCATTGACTATGCTTATACAGTTGACGAATTATATCAAGTTAACACTCTACTAGATTTAGTAGAAGGTGATTATGTTAGAATTAAAAACAGCGGTGATGGACTAGCTATTATATTAGAGAAAACAGCCACAGGAGAAGTTGGAACATTTGACGACGATTTTAATCTAGTCTATAAACAAAACGGTACTATACAGATCTCCGACGGTGTTTGGAATACTGTTGAAAGTAGAACTGCTTTTGACAGCAACAACAGTTACGACCAAACCTTGTTTGATCAAACTGTAGACCTTGAACTTGAATACATGCTCAAAGGTCTGAAAAAAGATATCTTTATCAATGAATTTAAAATAAATTGGAACTTGTTCTTCTTCAAGGCTGTAAAATATGCCCTAAGTGAACAAAAACTCATTGACTGGGCATTTAAGACATCCTTTATTAATGTAACTAACTATGCTGGAGATTTAGATCAACGTCCGGTTTACAAACTGCAAAATACTCAATATTATGAAGACTTCTTAAAAGAAGTTAAACCTTATCATACACAGATCAGAGCATTTACAGTTAATCACAGTGTTCTAGAACCTACTAGAAGTTACACAACTGACTTTGATTTGCCGGCTTATTACAATAAAGATGTTGAGCAATTCCAACCTATTACACTAAATTCTGATTTAATCAATACCTATCCTTGGAAAGGCTGGAAAGATAATCACACCTATTCAGTTGGTAGCATCTCAGTTGGCTCTGGCGGCTCTGGTTATGTCTTGGCTCCTGATGTTAAGATTGTCGCAGTCAACGGTGATGACGGCTTTGGTGCTACTGCAAAGGCTTATATCAGTTCTGGTGCAGTATCACAGATCGTTGTTACAAATAAAGGTCAGGGTTACAAACAAGCACCACTAGTGGTATTAACTGGTGGCGGTGACAGTAGCATTGTTCCTGCTGTGGTATATGCACAACTAGCCAACGAAAAAGTCCGTGTTAATAAAATTGGAATGAAGTTTGATAGAATTTCTGGTTATAATCAAACAGGTGGTAATTTAGTCAATGATGAATTCAATTGCAACGGCATTCAAACTGACTTTGTTCTAAACTGGCTAGCTGATCCAGATAAGGCCTCGGTTGAAGTTAAACTCAATGGTAGATACATTCTAAAATCTGATTATACCATTAAGTATTACACAGAAACTTACAACGGCTATGATAAGAAATACAGTAAAGTATCTTTCTTAAATTATGCTCCTGCAAATTATCAAACATTGTCTGTGAAGTATAAGAAGGCAGTATCGTCATTACATGCCGCCGAAAGAATTTTGTCTTACTATACGGCTACCAGTGGAATGCCGGGCTTAGATATGCCGCAGTTAATGACTGGCTTAGAGTATCCAAGAACTCAACTTCAAACGCTTAAATTTGATTATACCACAAAGTGGGATTTAGAAACCAGCACATATGGCGAAACTTCTTGGGCTGACGATGTAAGTGGTTATGTTGAAACAACATTAGGTGCTAGTTCAACTGCAACCTCAAAGGTATTGACATTAACTACTACATCTGGTATTTCATTGTATCAATATGTTAACGTTATTAATACAGTTACTAATGCCTTTGCAGACAATGAAGTTACAGTAACTGCTATTAATACTGCTTCGAGACAGATTACTGTAAGTTCTCCATTGGTAACTAATTTATCTACAGGCAGTGTTGTAGAGTTTTGGTCTTACAACTCTAATTTCAACATTCTTGATACTGCAATCGATGGCGGCTATTGGAGTTCAGGAACTAACGGTCCTGTACTAATGGATGCATTAGGAATTAATCCAGAAGACGTTATCGTCGATGGCGATGGATTCTATACACCTAATACTAGCTTTGGTCCAGAAGAATTTGTACCAGGAGAAAGTGCAGATGCTATTGGTATCAGTGTGTATACTCGACCAGCATCTGGTGCTCCTTTGGTTTATTCCGGATACACTAACGTCTATGCAAATCAATATACTGAAGCTCCTCTGGGCATAGTTCCTCCTAGTTTTAACAGTTTGGTTGTAACATTCAACGGTAAGATCTATGAATACTATGCTGAAGATGTGTTTCCACCTGGCATCGACGATGAAATTTATACCGTTGACTGGGACAACAATTTAATTAGACTCGGTCGACAATCTTCTCCGGGTGTACTAGGTTGGACCATAGTAACAGTAGGCGGTGAAGGAGTCATTGACAACTCCATCGTTTACAGTTCTTATAGCACCAGCACACAAGTAGAAAGTCGTGCAGCCTTTGCTGATATTAAAGATGCTTTTGTGACTGTAAATGGTAATCCAATTACCGCTAATACAAATACTGTTGGTATAGCTTATTATGAATTAACTCGTGCAGGTCCTACCAATGGACGAGCCGCGGTTAATGTTTATAATTTGAGTCAGTTTTCGACTAGCACAGTTCAAGCATATTTCTTGAATAATGTTGCGAAACAATACAATTATATCAGAGAACAACTTGAAGCAGCTGATGGCGCAACAGCAATAGCATTAGATACTAACAGTCCTGTATCTTCATTAGGGCCATTGGCACCTCAATATATTGTTGAAGTTAATGAAGGTTCTGAATTTGGTGTTGGATATAGAAGATTGCTACCTCCATATACTACCTACTATAATGTCAGCAATCCAAGAAATAGAACGTTTGCCATTGAATTCCGTAGACCTCGTGTAAATCCTACATATTCTATTGAAAATGTTCGAGTGTACGTCAATGGAATATCTATCCGTCCTGGTTTTGATTACTCTGTTAATGATACCACAGATGAAGTAACTATCGCTAATGGAATTTTACAAGCAGGTGATGTTGTAGCTATTTTGAGTAAGTTAACAGGTGAATGGGATTATGATATCATTGGTACTACATTGGTATTGGCCGCTCCGGTTCCTATTGGCAGATTAATTAAGATTATTTCTTTCAATGATTCTGATCAAATGTTAATTAGAACAGAAAGATTCTTGGGTAATGTCTTAAAGAAATTTAAGATTAGTCGTCAAGTACTAAACACAAATTATGTTTGGGTATCTGTAAATGGCATGCCGTTAGTAAACAAAATTGAATATTCTGTACTCAGCGACGGTGTAACAATACAGGTCAGTGATTCTGTGCCAATTGATGCTAACGATGAAATTGTTATCATGAGCGTAAGCAATCAGGTAAACAATGCTGGTATAGTAGGTTATAGAGTATTCAATGATATCTTTGGAAGAACAGCCTTTAAGAGACTAAGCACTGAAGATTCTACAATATTATCTCAGCCATTGAGTTTCACAGATACAGAAATTCATGTAGCAAATTCCGCAGTATTAACACAGCCTAATCCTAGCAAGAAAATTCCTGGAGTTATACTAATTGACGGTGAACGTATTGAGTTCTATAAAACACAGGGAAATGTCCTTAAGCAGTTACGTAGAGCTACATTAGGTACAAGCCCAAGTCAGTATTGCGAAGCTGGCACCAAAGTCATTGACTATGGTGTAAATCAAACTGTGCCTTTTACAGAACGTAAATTGGTTCAGAATCATATTACAACTTCTACTACTGACACTTATGTAATCAGTACTTTGACAACAGTTACCAATGTTTTATATGGTGACGGTATTACGTTATCTAGCAATTTAGTAGGTGCTTCCTTAGCAGATCAAGTTCAAGTAACCTATGGTGGACGTTTGCTTAGAAAGACTGGTATCTTCTATCATGATACTACAGTAGCCTACGATAGCCCAGAGTTTACCTTAGTAGGTACAACCAGCACATATTCTAGATTACCGTTTACTTCTACAAATGTTATCGGCGATGCCTACATAGTTGAAGATACAAACAAAGTTTGGGTTTACACTAATTCTGTGAACACAGATGCAGTTAACGGATTTGTTTATAGAGGATTAAATTGGTCAGGACCTGAATTTAGTATTAGTAGTACAACTACTCACGCTGTTAAATTGTTGATAGAACAAGGCGTCAGTGACAATGTTAAATTAACTATTACCAAGAAAGAATTTGATAGTTCCGATGTCTGGAACGATGTTGTCAGCAGTATTGAAACTAAGAGTATACTTGATAGTACCACAGCTCAGGCTCAGTTCTTGCAGGAACGACATGCTGAATTACCTGACAATTATTACTACGGCGGTGACAATCAAATTGAATCAGAAAACGGTACACCGTTGCTAACCGAAAATGATGAACCTTTACTAGGACCATAAAATGCCACAAATTTCTCAACTTACAACAATTTCGACAGCCACAGAACAAACTTATTTTGTGGTGTCAGATTCAAGATTGACAAAACGATATAGTTTTAATCAATTAAAACAACAATTACTCGGCGATATTTCTATAGGACCACAAGGCCCAACTGGTCCAGTTGGCCCCTATGGAGGACCAAGCGGTCCAAGTGGAGTTACTGGACCGAGCGGTGGACCAAGTGGTCCGAGTGGCCCGGCTGGTACAGGCTTTACCGTAGTCACAGCTCCTAGATCTAGCACCAGTGCTGGTAATACTGGAGAGATAGCCTATGATAGCACCTATGTTTATATCTGTGTGGCCACAAATACGTGGCGTAGATTCAATGCCAGTGCATTTTAAGCTCGCATAAATACCATTATGGAAAAAAATGATAACATGAAAAGCCAAACTTATCCGCAGGGTCAGGCCCCTCAACCCAAGCCAAACGAGCAAGGTTCTGTGCATATTCAGGGCCATTTAAAGATATTTGACCCAAAAACCAAAGAGGTCTTCTTAGACAAACGTAATGCTATTCATTACGAGAATTTTGCTATTGCTCTAGCCAGAGGTGTTAGCAATCAAGGATACGGATTCATTGCCGACATGGCATTCGGCAACGGCGGCACTCGTGTTGATCAAACTGGTATTATCACTTATCTTACTCCAAATACTGTAGGAACAAGCGCAGCCTTGTACAATCAAACATATTATAAGACTGTTGATGCAAAACAAAGCTATGATTTAGACCCAAGTCGTAATTTTATGGAAGTGCGTCACGTAGCCGGTACTCCTTATGCAGATGTCTTAGTCAGTTGTTTATTAGACTTCGGCGAACCGTACGGTCAAGAAGCATTTGATAATGCAGCTAACACTGACGGAGAATTTGTATTTGATGAAATAGGATTAAAAGCCTATAGTCCCGACGGTCCTGGTGAGGGAGATCTATTAACTCACGTAATTTTTCACCCTGTTCAAAAGTCATTGAACAGAATGATTCAAATTGATTATACAGTTAGAATACAAAGTTTAACCAGCGGAATGTAACATGTCATATACATTAAACTTTTCAGATCCATCTAAGACAGAAACAGTTGTTGTTCCTGACATGCCGCCTGGCATTAACACACTAGATACTAGCCTAAGCCTTGTGGGCAAAGGTTATCCTAATTATGGTCAAAAGATTGCACAGAATTTTCTAAGTTTATTAGAAAATTTTTCCAGCGCCCTTCCTCCAGAGAATCCAATTGAGGGACAACTTTGGTATGATACCAGTGATCCTACTAATAAAGTTCTACGTATCATGGATGGTACAGCCAGTAGTGTACGTTGGCCTAGTGCTAATGGAATATATCAGCAAGGCACAGATCCTAGAGATACATCTACCAGCGGTCTTAAGACTGGCGACATTTGGGTAGACACAACAAATAATCAACTTAAAATTTTTAGCAGTGACGACTGGACTGTTGTAGGCCCAGTAATTGCCAGCGGTGGCGAGAAAACAGGACCCGAGAGTGTTTACATTGATGATATCTCAACTCCTCCTGTAGAATATCCTATTATTAAATTATGGGTAGGTGGAACAGTTGTTGCCATTGTAGCTTATAATAATTTTACACCTAGAGTTGTTATTGACGGTTTTACAGTTTTATATCCTGGTATCAATCTATCATCTAACAGTACAGTATTAAACGGAATAGCCGATACTGCTAAGTCGTTGACTATCGGCACACAGAAATTTGGTGCTGAAAAATTTCTAAGAAAAGATGATGCAGGTGCTTATAATCAGTTAATAACCGGAAGAGTATTATGGCAGACTCCTACCAATCAAGCAGGCAGTCAAGGTCGTGACGGTATTGTTATTACCAATAGTGCTACTCCTAACTCTGCTGAATATATTCAGATGTACAAATATGGCAACGATGCACTGCTTTTAAATAATACACAAGCTGGTAAAATTATTTTAAAAGTCAAGCCCAGCATTACTTCTGGGCTAGGATCGGGGTTAGTTGACATTGTTACAGCCGATGCTCGTTCTGTGGGTATCAATACTGCTACCACAGTGGCAACATTAGATGTTTACGGTAGTACTAGAATTTTAAACACTTTAACTGTAACTTCTACAGAAAATACAGCATTAGATGTCAAAGGCGGTGCGTCAATTAGTGGAAACATTGTTACCAGTGCAACTATTGTTGCCTATGATGATGTCACAGTTAAAGGTCAACTATACATTGATTATGTCGATAACAATGGAGCTCCTATATTAGGTGCAGGTATTTTAGCATCTAATACTGGTACGTATGATATTGGTACATCCGCTGTTCCTTTCAAGAGTATCTATGCTCAACGGGTAGGTACAACAGCTACCACATATTACGGTACACTTCAAGGTTCGGCTCTAAGATTAGCTGCCAGTACAAACTTTAAACTGCAAGGACAGGTTACAGCAACATCGTTCTTGTACAACGGTCAGTCAACACAGGCTACTTTTACGGCTACATTACATCCTAGTGCTATAACAGATCAAGTTGTAGCGACCAGTGCCACTTCTACAGCTACTATGCTGATCAATGAGTACGGTGATTTACGTCAAGTTACTAAATCTAATTTCTTGGAAGGTTTGTTTCCCCCAGGTATGATCACAGCCTATGGTGGAAATATAAACACTCTTCTACCAAACAACAATGCACCTACTGGTTGGCTATGGTGTGATGGTTCAAGTTTCGCTGTGCCAACATCTAGTACTTCGACATATTACAATTTGTTCCAGGTAATCCAATTTGCCTACAGTACAGGTACCGGATTAACATTCAGCGTTCCAAACTTAACAAGGGCTACAACTTCAACGATTGGAACGTCAGCTACCTATATACAATATATTATAAAGATTTAATATGTCATACACTATTTTAAATACAGATGGTACAACACTGTTACTGCTAGCAGATGGAACAGTGGATCAGGTTACAACTAGTCTAAGTCTAGTTGGAAAAAATGTTAACGGATATGGTGAATATCTGAATAACAACATTATCACTCTATTAGCTAATAGTGCAAATACATCTGGTAATCCTCCTAGAAATCCTCTCAAAGGACAGCTTTGGTATGACACTACTGCGCAACGATTAAAAATTTATGATAACGGATTTAAATCAATTAGTGGTGCGTTAGTATCTGATACAACTCCTACTGCTTCTACAGGAGACCTTTGGTTTGACACAACTAATAATCAATTAAAAGTTTTTGTAAACAATGTCCTTTATACTGTTGGTCCTGCAATTCCAAAAGGCGTTGGTGCAACAGGTTGGTATTTGCCAACAACTGCTATTAAAGACAGTAATTTAAATGCTCAGCAGGTTGGCTTGTTAAGAAATTATGGCACAACACTTGGACTAATGAGTAATACAGCATTTACCATGGATGCTACAGATGCTTTTAATTATCTAGGTGCAGTTACAACTACTACTGTAGTTAAAGGATTAACAGTAGTCGGCGACATTCAATTCAGTGGCCAAATAACTAACAAAAATCTTTCTATGGCTGTGAACATTGATGTATTACCATCCGTGACTGGCAGTAGCAACGATGCCAGCGGAACTTGGACTAACATTGTCAACGGTAATATAACAACACAAAATAATGACATCAAATCTCTTTTGACTCTGATGTATCCACCAGCCGTAAGTACTGCAAAAAGTGATCTAGGATTTCCTATAGGATCAGAAGCTCGTGTGATATGTCAATTCAGCAAATTGGATTCTGCATCAACTTCTGGCTACCAGATTCGTAGATTTCATGTTGATATTAATCCATTTAATACAACTCAAAAAATCTGGAGAGATAAGTCTGTTTATTATTGGGCCAATCAAACCACTGCTACAAATATTGTAAATTAATTGAGGAATAGAATATGTCTTATGACTTACAAAGAACAAACGGAAGTACACAGGTAATCCTGGATGAAGGGTTTATTGATAACTCGACCAGTCTTACTTTTGTGGGTAAAAACTTTGTAGGCTATGGTTCTTATCAGAATACTAATTTTTTAAGATTATTAGAAAATTTTGCTAATACAAATAGCCCTCCGGGTCCTATTCCTGGACAAGTTTGGTTTGATTCTAATTCCGATACATTAAGATTAAAAGTATATGATGGAGCAAATTGGAATCAAATTCCTTCTGTTACCTACGGAACCAGTGCCTCAAATCAGAAACCCGGAGATCTTTGGGTTGACACTACTAACAGTGTTTTAAAGGTAAGAACAGCCAGCGGATATCTGTCAGTTGGGCCTTTTACTTCCGCAGGTAGTGCTGATAGTTTAACTACTGCTCGAACTATTAATGGTGTAAGTTTTAATGGAACTTCTAACATTACTATTACAGCAAGTACTACATATTCTTTGGCTGCAGGAAGTTATATTTCTGGAAGTTCTTTTGATGGTTCAACTGCTAGAGCATGGTCTGTAGACACAGGCAATCCTCAGGTAGCTACTGGTCAGAAGGTAGTTGCCCGAGATAGCAGTGGAAATATTTGGTATAATATTGGAAACGGTACTGCATCGAGTTCTAGGTATGCTGACCTTGCTGAAAAATATCTTGCTGATCAAGAATATCCAATTGGTACTGTTATAGCAATTGGTGGTGAAAGAGAAGTAACTGCTTGTTCTCAGGGAGATCTAGCAATTGGTGTTGTTAGTGGAAATCCGGGATATATGATGAATAGCGAACTCGAAGGAGGAACCTACATTGCTTTAAGAGGTCGTGTGCCAGTTAAGGTAGTTGGACCAGTTCATAGAAAACAAAGACTGATTGCAGCCGACAACGGTCGAGCAGTGGCCATTGCTCGATTCGGACCTTCACCTGAAGCGTTTGCTATTGCTCTAGAAGACAGTGATGGTACCAAAGATACCATTGAAGCTATTATATTATAAATTATTGGATTAAAAAATGCCCTATATCATTAAAAAGACTAATGGAACAACATTAACAACCATCGATGATGCCGCATTAGATACTACCACAGACTTGTCCTTAGTTGGCAAAAATTATTCTGGATACGGGCAAGTTGTAAATCAAAACTTTGTTAAACTTTTAGAAAATTTTAGTTCTTCTAGTCAACCAGCAAATCCTATTCAAGGGCAACTTTGGTTCAACAATTCTACAAAGGCATTAAATGTATATGATGGTACTGCTTATAAAGGTATCGCCAATGTATATATCCAAAGTACTATTCCTAGAAATTCTGCCAGAGGTGATCTATGGTGGGATACTGTTAACAAACAATTAAAAAGTTTTGACGGAAGTGTATTTGTCTTAATTGGACCTCCTCAGTCTAGTGCTTATAAATCATCTTGGACCTCTTCGGACATTGTTCCTTTAGAAGATCCAAACAGTATTATCACTGTTTTAAAAGGTTTGATCGGTACTAACCCTACAATTACAGTTGCCAATCAAAACTTTACTCCTAGCGGCAGCGATCTTGACACTGATTTTGATGTAGTAAAGAAAGGTGTTACATTACCGGGTGCTGATGCAAGAGGTTCAACTACTGCTTCTGGATATTACTTTTGGGGTACTGCCGCAGAAGCTCTTTATTCAAACACAGCTACAACAGCTCTTACAGTATCAAATGTTTCTACTGCAACCACAGCAGGTACCATAGCGCAACGTGATGTAAATGGTAATTTGTTTGCTAATACATTTATTGGTATTGCTTCTAGTTCTCGTTATGCTGATTTGGCTGAACGATATGAAGCTGATGCAGTCTATGATGTTGGCACAGTCCTAGTAATTGGTGGCGAAAAAGAAGTCACAGTTACTGACAAATATGCTGATACAAGGGTAGCGGGTGTAGTGAGTATAAATCCAGCCTATATGATGAATTCTGAGGCTGGAAACGATGAAACTCACCCCTATATTGCCTTAAAAGGTCGTGTTCCGTGCAAAGTTATTGGTACTATTGCTAAAGGTGATCTATTGATAACAAGTGGTTATCCAGGTTACGCAACCGTTGGAACTAATCCAGCAGCCGGAACTATCATAGGAAAAGCCCTAGGAAGTCAATCCGAGGGCTTTGGAGTTATTGAAGTTTTAGTAATTTAAACAGCCATTGGTGCCTTGATGGCATCGTGGCTTTCATAGCCTACCAATTCGATATCACTCATATCAAAATCCATGATAACACTGACGTCTGGATTTAATTTTAAACTAGGTAATGGTAAAGGTTTACGAGATAATTGTTCTTGTACCTGCTCAATATGATTATTATAGATATGAGCATCGCCTATTGTAATAATCAAATCACCGACTTCTAAATTGCAGACCTGTGCTATTAGATGCGTAAACAATGCGTAACTGGCAATGTTAAATGGCACTCCAAGAAACATATCTGCACTACGCTGATACATCTGACAACTCAGCTTTCCATTATTAACATAGAACTGTGCCATCATATGGCAAGGAGGCAATGCCATTAAATCAAGTTCACCTGGATTCCAAGCTGTAATGATATGTCGACGACTATAAGGATCTTCCTTGATACCTGCAATTAATTCTAATAATTGATCGTGATTTTGAAGTACAACCTTGTTGATACGCACTAAAGGTTTACGCCATCTGCGCCATTGTACTCCGTAAATACGTCCTAGGTCGCCTTCATTGCGTCGAAGTTTTTTGTTGACCCAATATGGAGCTTCTGCATTATCACTCCAGATAGTTCTTTTTTCAGTATAGCGTTCACCGTGCAATATTTCTCTAAGACGTTTTTCATCTCCACTACCTTCGATGAACCATAGCAGTTCACTGACACAGGCTTTCCATGCTAACTTTTTAGTAGTGACTGCAGGAAATCCTTCTGTTAGATCAAAGCGCATTTGAAGACCAAAGATACTTGTTGTACCTACGCCTGTTCGATCTGGTCGTTGATCACCGTTTTCTAAAATGTTTTTTAATGCATTAAGATATTCGTATTCTGGATGTGTCATAAGTTATATTCTTTTATAGTATATTTTACTGGTTCATTAAATGTAGCATGTTCTTTAACTTTTGTAAAGTGATTTTTTACGTAGGTTAAATCGAAATGTTTATCACACTCGTAGTCTGCATCAATTTCGGTTACATAAAATCTATCAATGATATCGAAATATTGTTCATAAATGGCACTTCCGCCTATGATGAATATTTCTTTATCGGGATATTCTACAGCACAATAATCTAGTGCGCTACCACAATCCATAAAAGTATGATCGCCTAGCGGACGTTTTCTACTTATTACTACATTGATACGATTGGGCAATGGTTTACCTAAGCTATCGTAGGTAGTTGATCCCATAATAACAACCTGACCTGTGGTCATTTGTTTGAACCAATTCATATCACCACTAAGGCGAGGCCAGGGCATCTGACCATTAAATCCTATGCCCTGGTTCTTTTCTACTGCTACTAAACAGTTGATCATTCGACGTTGGCTACAACTTCTTTCTTCTTACTCTTTGGCGGATCGATTTCATCTGCCTGTTTACGCAACATTTGAGCTTCTTTAAACAACTTGTCTGCCTTCGAACGTAGTTGAGCCGGAGTTAACTGTTCAGTTTCTTCTGGAACAACAATTCCTAGATCTTCAAGGTCTCCGCTTACACTTTTGGATGTGGTCTTAGCAACCTCATCTGAAGATTTTTTAGATTTTGCACTTGGCTTTTCTACATCTTCTTGTACTGCAAGCTCTTCCAAGGTTAACCCTCTTTGCTCTGCAATCAACTTATTAAGTTCATCGAGTGGAAGAGAATCATTTGTAGTAGGAGTCATAATAACCATATTGGTAGGAATCTTTTTAAGATGATTCCTAGAATGTAACCAATTTAGCATTGTGTTACCATCTGGAAATTTCCTTACTGCTAAAATTTCTCCTAGTTCATAGGCCTGTTGTCCACTAGGATCCTGGATGAGAGTCATCAATGCATCGTGATAAGATTCACCAAGGTTACCAGTACCTAGTACTAGAGCATTATGTGGATCACCGGGCAGTGTCCTAAATACAACTACTACTTTGGCCCCATTGTTTTTCATTTTTCCCACGTGCTTCATGATATTCTCCTATTAGGCTGCTGGTGTTTCTGTAGAATCAGCAGGTTGTTGTGCAGGCGCAGCCGGTGCTACAGCAGCCAAGAACTTGTCTAGTCTGTCAAATACAGCACCAACAGAGCTCATTTCGCCAGCGGCAAAAGCGCCACGACGACTAGCGACCTCTAAGACAGTGCGTAAGTTTTGCAGATCTGCAACACTCAATTCTGGTTGTGGAGCGGCAGGAGCCTCAACACCTTGTTCTGAAATTACTTGTGAGTCCATTATATTATTTCCTTTTCGTTATGTCCATGTATCAAGGTACAACCTAAAGTAAGAACCAGTATCTCTTTGGGATCTTCTAGTCCAATTTCTAATACTTCTACCATTCTTTTATTATGGTCGAGTACTAGACTCTTTTTAAAGGCATACCTGCTATTTAAGTTAAAGTTAAGCCAGTGATCGAGAAGTTTGGAATCGACTACTTTGTTTACTGTAATCTTACTAAAGTGTTCTGGAATAAAGTTTAATTTCCTTTGTTCCAGCACACTCAGTGGATTTAACTTGCCTCGGTTTAATGACATTAACTACCTACTTATTTATAATATGCAGTTTGACCGAATGGAGAAACTATAGAATCATTGCCGTGAATTACAAACAATGTATCACAGTAATCTTCATCTCCCCAACTACCGCAAGGATATCCGTCTGTAAACATGATAAACTTTTTAGGTTGAATATCGTTGTCTTTCATAAAACGGAAGTTAGTATCAAAATCAGTACCGCCACCGCCTGTAACTTGATATTCTACAATATCTCCGGCAGTGTCACCCGTAAACTGAGCATAGTTATAAACGTCTGTGTCAAAGCACCAGATGTCTAACTTAAAGTCAACATATTCATCCATAATGCCTTTAACTTCGCTGATAAAATCATTGGCCTGTGCGTTAGAAATACTACCACTCATATCAATGGCAATTGATACGTCAATAGTTTCTTCATTCATCAAGCCTGGCAAGATAGCACCACAATGCTGACTCTTGCGATTAGGGCGGCTAAAACTGTAATTGCTTTTAACAATGCTTTGGATGCTCATACGCAACAGTTGGCGCCAATCCATTTTAGGTTCAGTAAAGTCTTTGATCATACGCTGAACACCTGCCGGAACACGACCGGCGCCTGCTGCCTGAGCAGCCGCTACCATGGCTTCTTTGATCTCATCACGGATCTGTTTCTTTTCTTCAGCAGTTAATCGTGGTCGACCTTTGCCATTACCTTCTTGATCTCCATCTCCATCACCGTCGCTATCGCCTTCACCGTCTAAATGATCGTCCAACAACTCGCCTAATTGACTCAGATCAATCTTAACGGCCTTGCTTTCGAGATCTTCATAGATCTGTTCATAGCTCATACCACGATATTTGTTGTCTTGGAAAATTTGAATGAACTTTGGCACTTCACCGATACGCTCATCTTTAAGAATTTGATTAGCGGCATAGTCTGCGGCAATGTTTGACAACT